GGCGGTAGCCGTATAGGTGGTACCGCGACGGTCACCTCTTGCTTTTCCTCCATTGAAGGAAGGAGCAGTAGAAGCATATAATCCCGGCTGTCCCATGATCATTTGCCTGCCGTCGGAGTCTTCAAAGATGTAATAGCCTGCTGTGTTTTTTACCAATGCATTGAATGCATGCATTTCCGGGGTATTACCAGGGAAGAAGAAACTTAGCGTCTGTTTATAGCTGATCCCGTCAGCTTCTCCTTGCTGCTCCGCTTTATATTCGACTGTCGCATCTGTACTATATAGATAAATAGGTTGCTTATACGTTCCTTCTGCAGGAAAAGCAAATGCACCGGCTGCCGTCACTAGTGCTTCATTGTCTGCAGCTTTGCCGGGATCCGGAACGGTTGGTACTGTATTAGGAGCATCGAATGGAATGAACAGCAACCGTCCTTTATATCCTCCCATATTATTTTGACCGACATTCCATTTCAGCGGTGCGAAGGCCGGACCAGCTGCCAGCATGGTCAATGTATCTCCATCAAGATGGCATGTCTGAGGGTGCAGCTCCGGGATTGCAATAACCAAAGCCACAAATAACAAACAGAAAATTAGGTAAGTATATTTTTTCATTAGTGTAATTGTTAAGAGTGAATAGAATAGAGCGACCAAAAATGGCCGCTCATTTTTTTATCTCAGTTTAGGTATAAGCACCAGTTGCGGTTGTTACCTCGCCTTCCACTACAGTTACTTCCTGATCGGCAGGTTTAGTCTTACCGTCTACAGCAGTAAACTCAATAGTGTACTTACCGGGTGTCAGACCGATGATGCATTGACCATTGCTACGTTCAGCAACTTTGCCTTTGATGCTCCAGACAGCATTCTCCGTTCCTGTGATATCAACTTGTACGCCTCCGGTCTTGCAATAGTCTCCTGCGAGGTCAAGAGATTCATTCTTTTGCTCATTACAGCGGTATACTTTTTCATGCCAGTCGCGGATACGGGTGTCATAACCGGTTTGCAGCCAGAACTGCCATTCATTCGGATCTTCGTAGATATCACGAATTTGACAGAACTTGGTTGCGGCTTGGGTATTGAAAGCAACATCCATATTGCCTTTCTTCTGAAGGATCAGGCGTGATCCCTGCCCCAATGCTTCGTGAGAGAGGATTTCAAGCGCAGGGCACATTGCGTCTTCACGCAAAAGTTCAATCATGCGTTGCATGGAAGGATATTCCTGCATACTCAGTTTGTTGCGGAGAGCAGAGCGTGCAGCTATCAAGACCGTTTCGGCACAAAGTAATTGTGGAATCCCCGATTTGGAAGAACGCAGGTAAGTGTTGGCACCACCAATCCATTCAACCAAATTTTCATAAGCGGCGGAGTCTGTATCCTTCGTGGGCAAAGCAAAAAGACCTGATGGAGCAAAGTTGCCGCGAGCAGCATTGACATCACCTGTTGTAATCAGCATGTCGGCTTTGGTGAACAGACCATCAAATGCACCTGACGGTGAAGTTGAGTCTTCATCACGTTCTGCATGAAACAATGTATATACTACATCTTCAACATGGGATTTTACTAATGTGAAGGCAACACGTGTTTCAAGAGGATGTTTCTTATTGATGTTGCTGACCGGCTGACCTCCTACGATCAACAGTTCACCGTCATCGTATTTTTGAGAGTTTTCCTTTGTGATACATACAACATCCTTCGGTTCGATAACGGAAGGTTCATAGCCGAGCAGCTTATCAACCAGCCGGAAGTTCTTACCAATCTTGTAAGACTGAGTTCCGCCGGCACGACGGCGCTCATTGATCAAGGCATGTTTACCTTGCAGATCCATCACGTTCAATCCCAATTTTGCGGCAACTTCCTGCAGGGTAGCAAATGGAAGAGCGCGAAGCGCCTTATCATATGTGATTAAGGTTTGGTTCAGTTTCGATACGTCAATTAATTTTTGAGACATATTCTTTAAATAGTTAAGGTAGGTTAGTAAATTAAAGGAGTCCGTCGGCTTTCAGGCGTTCTGTGATTCCCTGATAATTGCTGGCATTTTCCTCGCAGTAGGCAGCCAGTTCCTCTTTTCCTCCATTTGCGGCTGGTTCACCCTTTGGGGCAGGAGCTGGTTCACCTGGTGCCGGAGCTTTCTTTAGGTTGGCTACTTGTTCTTTGAGTTGAGTGATCTCTGAATCCTTGCCGCTTGCCTCGGTTTTCAGATTAGCGATCTCTTGATCTTTTTCACTTACTGTTGTCTTGAGAGTCGCTATTTCAGTAGTCGCATCAGATAATTTCTGATCGATCTCCTGTTTAGCTTGTACGAGAGAACTGTTATCCGATTTCAGACGGGTGAATTCATTATGCAGGGAGTCGAGGTTCTCTGCTGATAATTCGGTCGTTACTGCCTTATCTTGACTGATATTCAGAAAAGATAAAAAAGCTGACCATGATTCTTTTAGAGTCATTTTGTTTTTGAATGAAGTTGTTGATAATGCTGGCACGGAATTCGTGTCCATACCCGCTGCCAGAAGAACGGATGTGGAACGATCATAGAGGCGAACGGCATTGGAATTTGCCGGTATGTCCACGATGGATGCTTCCATCAGCTCTGACTCTGTAACTGTTTCGCGAGTCTGACCAGGTACCAGAAGGTCTTTGTTGGCTGATGTAGCAATGATGCGGATACCGACACTTGCGGCGTTGTAAGTCCCTGCTTCGTATTTTGCGGCAATGTCTTTAGATAGTTGATCAACCTTGTCGAAAACAGGAATGGCAGAAAGTACATCGCCTTCAAGCTGTATATCTTCCCAATGCCCGATAGCTTTAGTTTCTCCCCAAATGGGAGATCCTTCATCACGAAAATGCATATACAGCATCACTGGGTTCTTCTTGAATGCTTCGAGGAGCATTCCAGAGGTAAGGACCCGGTAACCGTAACGATTAAGCGATGAATCGGAAAGAATGATACGTTTTTGGCTCATTGCACTGATTTTGGTGCAATGATACGCCTATTAGTGAGGGTGCAGAAGGACGGTTAAATTTCGATATAGGAGAGCATCGGATGTAATGAGGTCCCGGCAAGTTTCAGCTCATATCCGGTGAAGTCGGTTACCTTTTTCCCTATAATCAGGTTTAAGGTTCCGAGGAGTGGGTATTCATTCGTGCCATAGATATACTTGTGTCCCTGTGTGTCCTGACAGCGTAGAACACAGCCTGTCTGAACTTTATTGCGCAGCTCGTTTGCTGTATTCCCCTCTAATGCGGATCGGGGAAACTGGATGGTCGCTGAATGCTTATATGTGATTCCTGCGTCTTTAGTATCATCGGAAGCGACAGTTGGAGCTTCAATGACTCCTCGCGTTGGAAGCGGATACCAGTCGTGTCCTTCCTTGCTTCTGATGCATGCCTGGTTCTGATGTACTGCAAACAGGGCTATTTCGTCTGTATTCAGGATTTCGGCAAATAATATGCCTCCCATATTATTGATATTATTCATAACTTATTGATTTTCAATTAGTACGCATTTTTAGAACATTTTTTGATCAAAAAAGGGACAATTAACTACACTTGCTCGGTCATGTTTTTGTGCGGTGATAGCCTCTTTTTTTCTCTTTTCGTCGAAGATTAGCCCTCCATCGATAATAATTCTTCTTGAATGCATCTTCGCTGATAGAATCAATCCCATAGCAGGTCATGAAGTTGTGTATCCCGTCGATATAGGTGATTCCGTAAGTGTGCTTTTGTTCATCCAAGTAATCATGCACCTCTGCCCATAGCATGCGGTCGATCTTGCGAATGAGAATTATCTGTGAACGTATTCCCAGGTAATTGTAAGTTTTAGGATCCTTCCCGGTAGTACGTTCAGGAAGGATGATGGTGAGATTACCATGATCCTTAAAGATGTTGGCTGGACGACGTTCTAACAGATCGTAGATAAAATGGTAGATATCCGTTTTATCCGGGAAGCGAATCGGAGAGTCCTGCAAATTGCAGAACTTTCCGATCAGATACTCCTTAAGATGCTGTGGAACTTCAATCTTAGTAGTAATCATATAAAGCATAGTGGTTTAGGTGTGGAGCTAATGTACAAAATATAACTGAGTAATCCTTGCCTTTATCAATAAAAAAACGAGGTATTGTACATATAACCCTTGCTGATACCGTACTATTTTTTTGTGCAATCGTGCTAAATGAGCTATGCTTTCTATTTATGTGTTGTTTATCAGATAGTTAAGGGCGTACGAAATAGTGTACTTTTTAGCACAAAATCTTCGTACTCCGTACAAAATGCATTTTTGTGCGTTTTTGTACGAGTCGTACGTTTTTGTACGAAAATCGTGCGGTGTTTAAATATCTGATTTATAATGTAATAAATGCCGAAAAAAGGGTGTCTGCACGAAAGCACAAAATTTTCCCTTATTTTTAGGTAGGGTATTTTTAAGAAAGAAAGAAAAATAAAAAAAATATATATGTCCCCCTGTCTGCACTTGGCGCCTCTCCCCCTGCACATTTGTTCAAAACGTTCTTGATGAATGAAGGGGAGGCGAGGGGAACGGAAAAAGAAAGCCCGGTAATACAGAAGCATCACCGGGCAATAAATGATTCGACTTATGTTAGCGCAAATCATCAGGATAAAACACTTGCGATATCAATTCGTACTCACGCGGTAGTGACTTGACGCCAACGACTACACAGATACCCCTTGCGGCAAGCTCGTAGAGCCGCTGTGTCGTGATGACAGAGCCGCGAAAGTTGTAGTTACTGCAGAGAATGAAGTAGGCAGTAGGCAGGTCAAAGGAATAGATATCCTTGCGGATGATTTTTTTAGCGTCCGAAGGGACTTTGGCAAAACCCAGCCGAACGGCCAGGCGGGAAATGAATAGTTCCCGGTCATCGCTCGATTGGGCTATTACTACCATTATTTTATTCTCTTTTTTTGTTGTCATAATGTTGCGTATATCAGTGAAAATTAGTATCTTTACAGAGTAATAAATTGGGATAATCTACTCATCTTCGATTCGAGTAGAAGTGTGGCCGGACATGTGCCGGCACTAATTTAGGCACATGCCGAATGCTGCTATAATCGTCAGAAAACTCTAAAAAGTCATCCAAGACATCTTTCCTTGTTGTTTCTTCAATAATATACATACAAGCTATTTTAATGAATAGATCACGTGATGCAGGCTTACAATGGTCAGCTATAAGAATACTCTTGCCTTCAGGTATTGTAGCAAGAATGTTATTGACGGCGTGATAGAAACGCATGAAGCGTTCCGGATCTTGCCGGTATAGAGGAAGAACTTCGTCTAATATTTCTTGATAGGTTCCCATGCTTAAGTGCAGAATAGTGATAGTGCAATTAAAATTGATAATTTATATTCCCTGCTGTATAGCTCCAAATACCGGTGTGAAACCTGAATTTTAGCGTCTCAATGATTCCTTTTTTTTGTGGGATCCAGTTGTGTAAAGCCTCGATGTCTCCTACTTCCGGTTCTGGCGGAAATACATATAGGTGGAGTCCGATGACGAACCATCTCATTCTATTCATGTCCAGGTATTTGTTTAATCCACTCCGTTTTATGTTTTGAGGGTTATTCAATAGCCTTTTTAATTACTGCTTTTGCTACATCAATTTCTTTGGCAGCAAAAGAATAGATAGACTGCTCTTTGTAATCAAATCGTTCTAGCATTGCTTGTAATGCTTCCAACAATTCAGGAGCAGTAGCCATAAGTCGGGCATTTGCATTTACTACTTCCATATCCATTTCGGAAATATGGGTATCCAATCCATCATAAACTTGGCAAATGGCAAATCCTGTTTCACGAGATATAACATCTATGTCGTCCACTAACCATTCACCTTTAGTTCCTCTAAATTCTTTCATGATTTAATTCCTTTCTATCTTTTATTGAATTATTCTATAAATACACTCAACCAATAACACGAAAAAAGTAATAAAAAAAAGAGATTTCCAATACTTGATCTTTTTCTCATACTTAGCCTTATGTCTACCCCATTCGTTTTCTACCATTTCTTTACAATCATTTTTATAATGTTCGAAATGCTTATTCACATAATGAGTAATATCGTCAGCAATGGCATACTTAACTTCCTCAGAAATTGATTGCGGCCACCCACGCTCATCGTAATTAAGTTCAGTAAGGACTTCCTGCCTTATCACCTTCTCCACCCCATTAATACGGAATCTCATGTGAACTCCACTATTCTTAACATGTCTCAAGAACTTCTCATCTGCAAGTCTTTCTACCTCTTCTTCTTTCAGTTTGGCTATTGAGTCAATTCGGTCGAACTCTGCTTCATCAACAATGATAATAGGATTCTCCGGCTTCATTCTATGTATTTCCATAATGTTCCTTTCTGTTCTTGTTTTGAGAGTTATAGATTTTGAAATTCGTCTTTCAACTTTTCCAGATTTCCTTTTATAGAATCCTTAATTAGATTAATGAGGAAATCACTCAATACCATTGGAATTCTCTGCTGTTCCCGTCCTCCCTCAAATGGATCATCATGTTCTATAATTAGAATAGGATTAGTACTTTCCAACGCAATAGGCAAGTTGGGGTCTTCATCTCTTGCATAGTAATTGGTATCAAACTCGAAACAATTTAACGCTTGCTCATGTTCCTCAATGAGTTTATTTAGCCGATTGGCTTCCTTTAATTTCTCTTTATTCATATCTACTTAGTTTTGAGGGTTATTCCTTCGGTGAATATCTGGAAGGATGCCATTGGCAGGTAGTGTCACTTTCCTTCTGACCAAATACATTGCAACAGGTATTACTTTTTACGCAATCAGAACATCTCTTACCATCAGGCAGTAGCATATCATATTGTGCCGGGAAATCTTCCGCAGCCGAATCATACATAGTTGCTACCCGTTCCGGATCTTTGTTGGGAACAAGAATTTTAGTGATCTTGTCATTTAGCCAAAACTTACGGTTTGTCTCCAAGTGTACAATATCCGAATCACAACCAAGTGAATCGCATTTTGGACACTGAGCAGTTAGTTCATCGTGAGCATCGACGGGCTTTCTATAAGCCAAATAATACATATCACATACTGGACATTTGCAGACAATAGGTTTACCAACTTCTTTAATAAATGCTTCTTTTGATGCTATAACAGTAGATACTCTCTTACCTATCTTGGTGAATAGCACCTTTGCTTGTTTGTCGGGAGTGAATCCCCAAATGGTTCTGCCAATATATTCAAGTTGCGATTGAGTCATACAGTTGTCGGCATGAGTCATTTTTGCCTGTACTGAATCTTCATACAATTTTTGGGCTTGTTTTAATGTCATAATTTTGTTCCTTTCTACTTTGAATTCTAATTAAAGTCCTACAGGATACTTTACCTATAGGACTTTAGCAGTTAATCTTCTACCAGTTCCAATTCAGATGCAGCAAACCACGCTTCTTTGATGTCATTATCTTTGCATTTAGCTGTTACACAATATTGAGTAGCGCTGTGCAAATACTCACATTTTGCGGTTATAGTCCCTGAAAAACCTGATACACTACTACGAACTTTGTCGCCTAACTTAATTTTATCCATATTTTTTAATGTGGGTTTTACAAAGCCCGCCCAAGGCTCATTTTTATTTGTTAAATACTAAAAAGTCAGTTGGGTTTGCATACATACTAATAAGTCCTTCACCCCAATGAATACCTGCCACTATCCATTTATATGGAATATCCACGTATGAAGCTTCGCTTTTGTATGTAGCATTCCAATGCACACCTATTTCCCCGGACTCATATTCTACAATCTCAAAATCGACAATCTCGCATTTTAAACGTTTCTTGATTTCCTCTTTTAACTTATCAGCATGAGATAATACCTCATTTAGTAATATTTTTCCCATATTCATCGCTATCTTTTAAAAGTCTATTAGTTTCTGTTCATCCTCAAAGTTGGTATCAGCAGAATAACTGTCACCAGTGCAGGTTCCAGTCCCAACTGTGAAATATTCCACCCCTCCAGCTTTGTCGTCAAGAACTGGACATCCGTCTTTATCTGTCTTAAAAGGTTTCCCAGTTTTACTATCATATTTGTGTGGATTAAAGAGGTATCCTTTCCAGTCACAATACATAATAAATTTCTTTTTGAATGCGGTAGGAGATATGTATTTCCGCTGCATAGGATCATAGATGCAAAAAGCGTCATATAAGTCTTTTTTGACAAGACGGTGATTTAGATGTTCCTCGGAAGAAAAATATTCATCTGCCCATGAAATAAGAGTTTCACCGATTTCTTGTCTGAGTATGCGTTGTTCCAAACGTTCGCCGGGAGCTTGAATCACTCCATACTGGAGATAAAGTTGTATGCAGTTAGCTAGAAGATTCCATGTAAGATTCCATTGATCAAAATCCCATTCTGAAAAAAAACGTATTCCAAAGTCATCTACAGGCTTATGTGAGTCATTATAGTAGTCAGAGAAGGCAAGTAGCCACTGCCTATCTGTGAAACTTGATCCTCTTCCTCGAATAGCGTGATTAGTTGCTATATATATTTTGGGTGAACGCTCGAATGGGAGAGTGATTCGTCTCCCTCCTTTGTAGTTGACGCTCCAGTCACCTGTTATATTAGGAAACAAGAATTCAAAGTTGAAATTCTGAAGAACGTCATCAATAAATACAAACTTTGTGTTTTCAAGTACATCATTCCAAATAAACTGATCATTGAAGATATCGCTTCTTTTACCAGGTATATAAGCAGTGGGAACAACACAGCGCAATAACTCGCCGATTAAGGATTTACCGGATCTTCCATTAGAGTCTCCGACTTCGGATTGTTTTCCGTCCATACCAATGACTGCTTTAGCCACATTGCTATCTTTTGCTTCCATTGCCATGTATCCAATCGCACATAATTTACTAAGCAAATGAATATGATTCTCATTTTCTTCTTCAGGTGAAAAATCGTCCTTTGATTTACGCCAAGTGAAATTACTTGTATTGATCAGAAATTGGAGATAATGTGATTTTTTACCCTCCTCAGAGAGGGTATAGGAATATTGATTGTCTTGATCAACCTTAAAGCGGATGAGTGGGGAGCCTAAATATTTAGCAGGAATTATTTTTTGCTGCTCTTCCCAAATGTGATGATCAATGACTTCGTAACCTATTTCCTGTACATTGTCTTTAGTTACATACCAGCATTTCGTATTAAAATAGAAATATTGGCTTTCGCGATTTGGCTTGATGAAGTTCGGTTCAATGAAATTCAACAGCGATAGTTTGTCTGGTCCCACGTATTGGGATACTCCTTTAATTAGCATTTCGTTTACCTCCTTCTTACAATAATGTTTAGCGAATTGAAATAAATAGTCACGTGCATCTGAAGCATCAATCGACCTGACCACAGGTGGATCTAAATGAACGAACTGATAAGTTTTATCCAAACGTCGTAGACGCCCGAATCCCCGGTTCTGAAGAAAGTTGTGGGAATTGACATAGCAAAACTGATACTCGGTTTTTATCCCGGAACGAGTTTCCTTATCTACTTCCTCCCAGAACTTTTCATCATCATCGAAAGGTTGTGCTAGGACAAGTTTCCCTGTGTCATCAAACTTCCATCGATATCTTCCAAAAACAAACTCCGGAAGATTTTTAAGAACGTCTTTGTGACGCTCGGAGAACGCTTCGTTAGAATGAAGACACCACAGTTCCAGCATCTTGTGATCGGTCAAGGTGGTGACTTTAAACATTTCAACGTATTTCCCAAGCCCCTTTTTTGCATTACAGGCAAACTCAATGTCTTCGGCCAGTTCATTCTCGTGATCTTTAAGAGAATTTGCAAGTAAGTCATCTATCCCTTTGTCACCGGCATCATTTTTTTGTATATGTCCAACATAAATCTCCACATATATATTTCGATTTTTGAGGGTTCTCATATACTCTTTGAAATTTCTAGCAGCGTAGAAAAAACAGTATGGGCGTTTTTCAACCCGGTCATTCAGTTTAATGTTAGTGCTGATATCATCCCAGTCTGAATCAAAAATGAATGCGACTTCTTTAACGTTGCATGCCGTTATGATCTTGACTACATCTTCCGGAAGAGTATTGTTCTCTTTACTGCCAAGATTCTGAATGCCACTGACTGCAATAGATGGGATACCATGTTTGCACGCTTTCTCAGCCTTCTTTTCTCCTTCTTGAATAAAGAGTCTGGGTATTTCTTTCTTTTCTTTATACATTCTCCGGAGCTTTTCCGGGATATAAATCGGGGTACCTGAGCCTGCTGGGGATTTGTACTTGAATGGTTTCCCTTCTTTGTCAAGGTGCGCATCCGGAAACTGCCATCTAACACGAAAATATTCTTTCCGTTCGCCTGTTTCGCGTTTGCGGTGATCTTTCCGGGCATAGGTAACAGGCATACCCTCTAAATCATAGTATTCGATGATAACATCATCTCCTTTAGGATCAATGACACCGGAATCATTGATAGTACCAGGGCGAAAAGTACGTGTTTCAAAAATAGACTTGGTATCATCTGTTTTGTAAATCCTCGCTGTTACATCTTCAAATGTCAATCCGGAGGCAGACAGCATTTTTGCACAAAAGCTATTAGTATCATTACCTTTAGCCTTCTTGCTTCCTTGCTTCATTTTTGTAACTGGCTTCTTTTTCTGTTCTGGACGCTGGTCTAATATGACGTTAAACTTGTGTGCTAAATGTTCGAGAGCTTCCGGGAATTCTTTCTTCTCGACTCTCATTAAGTAGTCAAGCGCACCGGAGCCACTTATCTGGTGACAAGAGAAACATGAATAAATATCCTTAGCCGGATTGATGCTAAACTTCTTTGAAGCTTTACACATAGGGCAGTCACAGACGTAGCTGGTACCGGATTTGCGAAGGTTTCGGAAGTCTTGCACTACATCGATCAGATGCTTTTCAGAGGCATCCTTGATGTGCTTTATATCATCATCAGTAAAATGCATAGTTATGGTTTATTATCTAGTACAGTGTAAACAAACTCTTTTAATTGTGAACGTAATTGTTTACTGAGACCTTCAATAGGACGGGATAAAAGCTGCTTGTCTGCTTGCTCAATAATTTGTGCGAGGCGTGATGCGTCTTCAGAACTAATATCATAAATCGCAAGAAAACCACGACTGTCATTGTCTACATACATAGTATTATGCTTTTTTACGCCCCCCTACGGCTTTGCGGCAATAATTTAATTTATACCGCTGCCGTAGTTTTTCCGCATGTTCCAAAGTCGCATCTTTAGGATCTACAAGAACTTGCGTCCGGGCGTCTATTCTTAACAATATTTTGTTTGATTCCTGCTGAGCAGATTGCTGACATAGAGCTGCAACTTCTTCCGGATCATCATTCTCGAAAAGATTAATTTTCTCTCTTTTCTTCGGATTGGCGGATGGGCTGGGAGAGTGTACAACTTTCATAGCTTGCTCTTACATCTTTTTTAATAATTCGTCTATGAATTCCTCCAGATAAGGCGGCATTTCAGTCATTGTTCTTTTCTCTGTTTCTCGGATTTTGTAATATTCGCATGCCCCACGTAACAGATTACGAGTTTCCGGAGATTTCAGCATGCTTTCTACAATTGCTAGTGTGATTTTGAGAGAGGATCCATGGATGATTAATGGGGTGGCGGAAATACCGGCTTCTTCCTTATGTAAGATGCAGATTGCATCCATCCCGTTTGTTGTGATAATCTCTGAAATTTGATTCATTGCTGAAGCCATTCTCTTTGTTGCTTCGTCTAAATTTCCCATAATGTTTATTCTTAAAATTAATACTAGAAATCGTGGGCATTCGGGGATCGAACCCCGTATCACCGGAGAAACGCTGAAAAACTCCGTTGTGTTACCTTACACCACTACCCGTATGCCGGGAATTTCACCCGGCAATCTTTGTGTAACAAACCTTAACCAGGGACTGGATACCCTACGTGTCTCCTTAACACGGTGTTTTAATGATTAATAATTGGAATGATTAAACTTCTATTCTCTTGAGTAGAATATAATGTATAAATAAAATCCCGGACTTGCACCGGCCGCATTCCTTATGCGTATTTAGTTAAATGATATATGGTTGATTAATAGAAGTTTCCTGTCTTCTAGTACGGTATTCTGTACGATTTCTGCGAGGGCGGCGGACCGTACATGTTGAGTCAGTAAATATTGCAATTTCACCTCCTAGAAATACGATGAGTAGTGTTGATGCGACAATCTTCCTTGCGAAAGGAGATAGGTCAAAGCTGATATCATGATGCGTACAGAACCACCAGGCTGAAATCTCATTGATCTTGTTCAATCCCAATTTCTCTTTGATTCTGCGGAGTGTGTTATCGACAGTCCGAACACTGATCTGAAGCAATGAGGCTGTTTCTTTATAAGATCCTCCCCAGGCAACGCATTCAGCTATTTCATTTTCTCGTTTTGCTAGTGTGATGTTTCGATTCATAGTTATATATCTTCAATTGTCCAGCAGTCTGTTATGCCGTATTTTTGGAATACATTCGTAATTGCTGTAAATAGGGTAACAGAAATATCTATAATCCCTGAATTTAGCTTCTTTGAGAAGTATGATCTTGAAGGGTTATTTAGTACTACTTTCAAGTCATTTTTGAGCTTATCTTTTTCCTCTAATGAGACTTGCAGATATCCTTTTTTAAAGGAATAGCGTTTTTTCGCTATTGCACATGTTCTAGTTTTGTTGTACATTTGTTGCATTGATTTTGAAACTACGTTGCAAATATATAGAACATTTCTATATAAGCAATGAAAAAATGAAGAAATTTTCTCTTTTTTG